CTGTAGATGCTAACCCTAACCTAACAAAACAACAGGCAATGGATATTATTAAGAAGCAAATGTAAGAAAAGGATTAAGTTATGAAAAATAAATATGAAAAGATTTTTACTAAAGAAGAAGAAGATGGCAAAGAAATTAATTATCCATATGAGTTAAAAAAAGCCAATATTGTACTAAGTAATTTAATAGAACAAAGAAATACGGCTTTGGATCAAGTTGCCATGATTCGTGCTGAAGCAGTTATGTTAAATAATGAGCTTGAAGAATTGAAAGAAGATGCAACTGAAAAAGAAGAATCCGAAGAAGAAAAAGAAGAAGAGAATGAACCAAACGCAGAAGAGTAGACTATTTATTGTATAGAATTATACCAATCGCGATTGACGGATGCTACACGAATGAGCTAAACCCTCTATTAGGTGGTAATCATCTTTGACAAGGGGAGATCTAGCGAATGGCCCTCGTTAGTGACATACAATTACAATCAGGCGCAGTAAAACCTGATTCCTTAGATACATCTAAAAAATTCTCCGCTGAAGGACTTACAGCTACAACTGCTTTTGCTCTTACGGACGGCGGTGCTGGAACAACTGTATCTACCACGGGCCAATTTACCGCTAAATCTGCTAATGATTTAACCGCTTGGTTTCAATCTACTAAAGCGAATGGCGACACGGAAATATATATAAGCAATGATGCTCGTCCCGATTGGTCTTTAAAAGTTTCTGGAACCGCGAATGACGAATTTATTATTTCCAATTCTTGTAGTGCTGATGGGACAGTTCAAGGAACTGCCTTATCTATTACTCCTGCGGGTGCAGTAGGGTTAGGTAAGTTTGGAGCTACTGATGCATTGGAGATCAATGCGTTAAATTCAGCGACAGCTGCGTTGGTTATTGCTAATGTTACTGATGCTGTAAGTACGAGAATGAAAACAGAATCAGCTTCTGGTTCTATAGGTACTATTACAAATCATAAAATGGGTTTTATGACGAACGCTACTACAAGAGGTGTTTTTGATACATCCGGTCAATTTGGCATTGGAACTGATGCACCGGGCGCTGCTTTAGATGTACGAGGTTCAGCTATTTTTAATGAAGCTGGTGCTGCGGTTGATTTTAGAATTGAAGGCGATACTGAAGCCAACTTATTTATTGTTGATGGTTCTACGGATAGAATTGGTATAGGCACAGCTACGCCTGCCGTCGAGCTTGATGTAGATTTTGGAGGAGATGGAACTGGCGTATTAATGTGTGTTAATGGATGTATCTGCGCAGCAGGGTATATGGGGGAGAAGGCAGGTCATACAATCCAATGTTCTGGAGTTGATCTTGCAGAAAGAGGCAATCTTAATTTTGTTGTTTCAGGTGCAGGATCTGTAGTAGATGGCGGCGGTACTGATGATGCTACAGTAGTTTGTATTAGTTCTGCAAATACTTGTATTCCTTTTCTTTTATGTACCGGAGCTTCTGATCCAATTTCACTTGCAGGTGGTAGTATCGGTGATGGACTCTGCACTGATCCTGCTCCTAAACTTTCTGGCAAATTATGTGGCGATGGCAATAATATATGTGGAGTCTGTTGTATAACGGTTACAGGTTGTTATTTTGGTGATGGAAGTCAATTATCGGGCGTTTCAGCTGTACCTGGTTGTTTTTCTGGTGATTGCACGATTATTGGTTGTAGTGCAGGTGGAAATGTTGCCGGTGGTGCTTCTAATATTACTCTTTTCGGTGCAAACGCAGGATATAATGCTACTACAGCTGCCAATATCGTTATTATAGGATCAACGGCAGCTTTGTGCATGACTACAGCAACAGACCAAGTTTTAATTGGAACTCAAGTTGCTCGATGTGTATTAACTTGTGCAGGTAATGTGGCAATCGGTGCATGGGCGCTTTATACTGAATGTGCAGGCTCATATAATACAGTAGTCGGAAATTGTGCGGGATATACTCAAAAAGGCGCAACGACAAATACTTTTGTAGGGGCATTAGCAGGAGCGTTAGATAGTACAGGTTCTGGAAATGTTTTTATAGGATATAAAGCAGGTTGTGCAAATACTACTGGTAGTTGTTGCTTAGTTATTGGTAACGGAACTTGCGATTTAATTACGGGTGATTTTAATACAGCTTCAATAGGTCTTAATGCTTCTATTTACAGCACTTTAACTGTTGGCGTTGATGACACTGGATATGATGTTAAACTGTTCGGGGCTTCTGCGGGAGCTTTCATGCTCTATGATGAGTCAGCTGATACGCTTGACGTTCGTGGTGCTACGGCTGCTGGCCCTGGTGTTTTGAAACTTACAACTGGTGAACTGACCAATGTAGATGGTGGTATCCTCGGTCGTTTAGAGTTTCAGGCTCCTCTGGATTCTGCCGGCAGTGACGCGATCCTCGTAGCTGCTAGCATTTGGGGAGAGGTCAACGGTACGTTTGCAGCTGCCTGCAATAAAACTGATCTGGTATTTGCTACGGCAGATTCAGAGACAGCAGCCGAGAAAATGCGTATAACAAGTGCCGGCAACGTCGGCATTGGCACCACCGCACCAGAGGAACTGCTTCATGTATTCGGTGCCGACTCAGGCGCAACGGCAGTTAATTATAAAGACATCGTTGTTGAAAATTCCGGCAATGCTGGTATCTCAATCCTCGCAGGGACAACCAGCTGCAGTGCGATTAACTTTGGCGACAGCGGCGACGCTGACATCGGCCAAGTGCATTATAATCATACTTGCAATGATATGTCGTTTACGGTGAGCGGCGGGACCGCAGTCACCATCAACAATGCAAAAAAAGTCGGCATCGGGACGGCGGCCCCGACCCAACCATTGCATGTTGTACACGCCAGCGACAACACCATCGCCAAATTTGAGTCCGGTGATGCGACTGCCGCGATAATCATTCAGGATAACGGTTCGACCAACGAGGCCAACAGAATCCAGGTTGTCAGTGACGTGATGTCGCTGCGGACAGGTGGATCTGAATCTATGAGTATTGATGCTGACGGTGTGGTTACGAAACCTCGAAGTCCAGCCTTCCTTACTTGCCAAACTACAGCCCAGTCTAACCTCACAGGAGATGGAACTTTTGCTACGGTTAGCTTTGGATCTGAGCTTTTCGATCAAGGTGGGAATTTGTCAGGTTCAACCTTTACCGCACCAGTGTCCGGAAGGTATCAATTTACCGCCCACTTGAGGCCCCAAGGTATTTTGTCTGGGCACACTACTGGATTTATGTACATTAATACATCCAACAACGCCTATCAGGCTTGGTATGGAAGTCCTTACGCCATGTCAGCTGCCGACGCAGAACTTGAAGTGGCGGGTACTATGATTGTAGATATGGACGCGGCTGATACAGCTTATATCCAGCTATATGTAACAGGTAGCACAAAAGTTATAGATATGCCCTATGGTGGAAATGTCACTTTTGCAGGGTATTTAATCGCATGAATGAGAATTTTACTTTTAATATTGAGGGTGTTTTTTTATGGCAACTATAAGAGAACTTACAGCAAACGAACGAGCAGTTCTTGCTTACAAAGTCATAGATCCTGACGAATGGTGGGCCCATGCCAATGCCGTGGATGGATCAGATGGTAAGCAGGCCATTGACCATGAGGCCGCACTTGCAGCCAAGGTAGCTCGATGGCAAAGCGATTACGATGCGGCTCCAGCTGAATTGAAAACGCGGCTTCAGATCGACGCCGCGGCGGAGTAAATAAAAAATGGCAAATCAAATACCTATTAAAGTACTTAAGGACGGTTCTGATAATACTTGTGGACTAGCACAATTTTCAGCGACTGATACTCTTGCTGTAGCTATAGGTGGAACTGGACTTACTACACAAGGTGTATGTGCGTTCGCTCAACCGGGAATAAATGCGGTTGAGTGTAAAAGTACCTATATAGGTATTTGTGCAGCTAAAAGTGAAGGCGCTGCAGATGAAAATACATATGTTGGTTATGCAGCAGGACAAAATGTTACTACGGGTTGTTATCATACAATCATAGGATCAAATGCAGGCGACGCAATTACTACGTGTTCTGGATCTGTTTTAATTGGTTATAATGCAGGTACGGCAATTACAATGGGTGATTTTAATACTTTAGTTGGAACGGCAGCGGGTGCTGCAGTAGTTACTGCGAGTAATAATACTGCGATTGGTTATCATGCTGCTACGGCAACCATTTGTAGTAATAATGTTGCTATTGGTACCTGTGCGTTGGTTGCTAATACTCAAGGCCAAGGCAATATCGCGATTGGATTAAAGGCAGGTGCTACTCAAGTTGCTGCTGGATGTAATAATATCTTTATTGGTTCTTCCGCTGGTGCTGTATCTCTGTGTAGAGATAATATAATGATTGGTAATAATGCAGGCATAGCTGCTACAACAGGTGGCGGTAACATAATGATAGGTGCTTGTGTTGGGTATGGTGTGGTAGGTGGCGATGGAAACGTATATATTGGTGATAAAGCTGGATTAGCAAATACCAGTGGAAACGATAATGTTTTTATTGGAAAATGTGCAGGGTGTGCTTCGACAGCTAGTTGTACTTTGGTTATCGGTAATGGTACTTGTGATTTAATAACGGGTGCTTTTAATACACCGTCGTTGCAAATTAATGCCGCTTTGACTGTTGGAGTTAATGACACTGGACATGATGTGAAGTTTTTTGGAGCATCTTCTGGAGCTTTCATGCTCTATGACGAATCGGCCGATACACTGGATGTTCGTGGTGCTACAGCAGCTGGTCCTGGTATTCTGAAACTGACAACTGGCGAACTGACTAACGTAGATGGTGGTATTCTTGGTCGTCTAGAATTTCAGGCTCCTTTGGATTCTGCTGGGACAGATGCCATACTCGTAGCTGCAAGCATTTGGGCAGAGGCAGATGGTACGTTCGCAGCCGCTTGTAATAAGACTGATCTGGTATTTGCTACCGCCACTTCGGAGACAGCTGCCGAGAAAATGCGGATTACTAGTACTGGGGTTGTTAAATTTAATAATGCATATTGTTTCCCAACGGCAGATGGATCTGCTGATCAAGTCTTATGCACTGATGGTAGTGGAGCTTTAAAGTTTGTTGACATGGGCGGTGGCTCAGCTTGGTCTACAAGTGGTTGTTTTATTACTGCTCCATCAGGTTGCTTTGTCGGCATCTCGACGACAGCTCCAGAGGAACTGCTTCATGTATTTGGGGGCGACTCAGGCGCAACGGCAGTTAATTATAAAGACATCGTTGTTGAAAATTCTGGGAATGCTGGTATTTCAATCCTCGCAGGGACAACCAGCTGCAGTGCGATTAACTTTGGCGACAGCGGCGACGCTGATATTGGATACGTGAATTATAATCATACTTGCAACATGATGTCGTTTGCGGTGAGCGGCGGGATTGCGGTCACCATCGCGAATGGTAAAGCGGTCGGCATCGGGACGGCGGCCCCGACCCAACCATTGCATGTTCTACACGCCAGCGCCAACACCATTGCTAAATTTGAGTCCGGTGATGCGACTTCCGCGGTCATAATTCAGGATAATGGTTCGACCAACGAGGGCAACAAAATCGTGGTTGTCAGTGACGCGATGTCGCTGTATACAGCTGGAAATGAAGCTATGAGTATTGATGCCGACGGTGCTGTAACTAAACCGCTTTTGCCTTGGTTCCAGGTCTGGCACAACTCGGGGTATCCTCTGACGGCTCGGACAGGCGATGGCACTAATTACAATGTATGTTTTAATTGCACAATCTGTGATGCTGGTAGTAATTGGAATGGTAAATGTTTCATAGCTCCTGTTGCTGGTGTTTACAATCTTTCCATGTTAGTAAGGTTTACCGGCCTTACGTCCGATATGAAGTTTACTTATAATACTATTTTTACTTCTAATGTAAGTCATCTTGTTTATGGTGGTGCATGGGAGCGGTCATCGACGGACTCGACGGGAGGCGGGACAGGTATTTATACAGCCCATATAGCCGTTGCTGCAACTTATATGGATGCAGCTGATGTTGCGAAGGTTATGGTGAATGTTTTCGACGGCACGAAAGCAGTAGCTTTTTCACCCGGTAATTACGCAACGAATTTTCAGGGATCTTTACTAGGATAAAAAAGGAATAAAATAATTATGGCACGCGCATTAACAGAAAATGAGAGAGCGGTTCTAGCTCATGTAGTTCATCGACCAGATCTATGGTGGAAAATTGCTAGCGAAGCTACTAATTTGAGGATGACCGCAGAAGAAGCTCTGGCAGCCAAAGTTGGAAGATATCAAGCTGAATATGATGCTGCTAAGGGAGAACCTGGTTATCAAACGCGGCTGGAACGCGAGATTGCAGATCCAGCTATAATAGATATTAATTCAGAAGAAGATGCTTAAAATGAAGTAGAGAAGAAAATAAATAAAAAATAAATAGGGGTAAAATAAAATGGCGTATTCAATAAAATTAACAGATGCACAAAAAACAGAAGTAACCAAACTTATTGCAGAGAGTACTTCTCCCAACGACACGGTTACTGGCTGGTTGAATAGCCATCTTGCTTCTACATTAGAACCCTATATGCGTGTAAGAATAGATGAGGACATAGATAAAAATTGGCCTAATAGGGTCTTCAGTCAAAGAGATGAAAAGAAAGAATCCATTAAAGCTTTAGATCCTGCCGATATGGAAATAGAATATAATAAGTATTTTCCATCTGAATAATTCAAAACAACGATAAGGGTTTATAAACTAATGTTTTATTATTAAATTTGTATAGTGGTGTATTAAAACTGCTATACATTTTTTTTTGCACAGAAAGAGTTATATGACAGAAGTTACTCAGCCTCAATTAAATGCTAACTCAAAGGTTTATATTCTTAATCTTGCTGGCGGCTTAGGTGCGCGGGTTATCCAAACTTGTTTTATTCGCTCGTTAATTACTCAAAGAAAAGCAGCAAGAAATAGTTATCCTATTTGTGTAATAGATAATTCTATTATCGGTGCGATGGCATGTGAAGGATTGAAAAATCAAAATGTTATTTCTGTTCGCACTCCGGAAACTCCAAATGCATGGCCTCATCATCCTGGTATCATGTCTCTGCCCAATGGCGAAAAAGAGCATCCTATTTTTATTGATACATGGCGAGAAAATTTTAAAAATTATAATACAGGCGGATGGTTATGGGAAATATTAAATAATAATTGGGATCGCGCTTATACTATTGATTATTCTTTTGGTTTAACAAAAGCTATTCATCTTCACAAAATGAAAAATAATAAAACTAGCTTTATTGGATATCATTATGCAAGGGGGATGCAAGATTTAGAATATGATGGTGGTGTGCCGATGTTAAAGGTCACTAAGTATAATCCTCAGATTACAAACTTTATTACAGGATTAAAGAAACCTTTTATACTTTTACATCTTGGATGTGATATGAATAATAACGATTTTATGAATGCTGTTAATTATCGTTTTCATAAGGTTTGGTCTTTGCAACGCTGGGCTGAGTTGGTTCAAAAAATGAAACATAAATATGAGTTTGTGCAAGTGTGGGCCAATAATCATAATACTGAAATACCCGATGTAAAGAGTATAAAAGTTGAGAATTTAAATCCTGTTTTACAATTATTAGAACATGAAAAATGTAAGTTCTTTATGAGCATTGATAATTACCTTCCTCATTTAGCCTCTTCAATTAAAAAGCCAGGAATAGTAATGTGGGGTAGCGTTTCACCCTATGTTTGGGGGTGGAATAAAACTTGGCATAAAGTACCTCATCTTCATGTATGGAATACTTCATCATGTCCAACAATTGCATGTTGGCGGCCTAGCTTGTTTGATGTAGATCCAAATGGAAAAACTTGGGTATGTGATAAAGAATATAAGTGCATGAAAAGTATTACCGTCAATCAAGTGATTAAAAACATTACTACACTTGAAGAAACTTATTTACAAGAAAAAAATTCGGATAATATAGTGCTATGAGTGATATTCCAAAGACATTGTATATTATTCTTAATCATAATATAAAATCAGTATCAACAATGTATTATGAGACATTAAAATATTATCAAGAGCAAGATAATTTTAAGCTTTTTTTAATTGATAATGGAAGTAGAGCAACTGAAAGAAGCATATATACAACTCATTTTTTTAAAAAGAATGTGTATTTTAATGGTGCCATTCAATGGGCATTTAAGTATATGTTGGATCATCCAGAATATGAATATTTGTGTTTTAGTAATAACGATATTTTTATGCATGGATATAAGTTTGTGCGTACTATGATTGAGACAATGGAAGAAGATAATTTTACTATGCTTTCTCCTTCAACAATAGAAACATCTCATGGCCAAAATTTTTGGCCCATTATGCATTGTTGGTATAAGAAAGAACCAAGAGTAGTTCCTTGGATAGACTTCACCTGCCCTTTTATTCATCGACGATTGATAGAAAATATAAAACAATTTCCTACATGGTGGCGGTCGCCTAGTTATGGGTTTGATGATTATTGTTCTATTGTGTGTAATCGCGAAGGCTGGAAAATTGGTGTAAGTGATTTGATGTGTGTTTTTCATGTTGGGCAGATGACTTATCGTGAAGGCGGCGGCCCCTCGCGCGCTGGTGATGGTTTAGACTTTTATACCATGCAAAATAAACATAGACAGAATTTTGATTGGAATTTTAAAAAAAGCGGCTTGCAGGCAACACAAAAAGAATTGGATACTCAAAAAGCTTTATATGGAAGAAATAATTCTTTAAAAATGGGGCGCATGCCAAGAACTCCAGATGAAGGTTATTATGATCTTTATGCCACCGGCCCTGAAAGACAATGGTTTCGGAATGAAGAAGAAAAAGAAAATTTTGCAAAAAGAGAAACGATGAATGAAGATGCATATCTGAATAAGAAGGGCTTGAAAAGAGTATTGCCGCCGTCAAAAAGAAAGGGTTCAAAATGAATGTAATGGGGTTAAATTTTGGTTATCATGGTAGTGTTACGGTTGTAAGTAATGGTGTTATTTTATCTCATGTTGTTACTGGAAAAGAAATAGATAAAAATATGGCACGGGGTGTAACTAAAGCAACTATTAAAAAAGCATTAGATGACGCCGGATTAAGATTAAAAGATATTGATATGGTACCAGTAGTAAATTGGTATGCAGATAGAGATACAGATGGCACTGAAATGTTTGATAAAACTGCAGATGGTTTTTCAATTACTAACGATCAAGGAATTGAATTTTCTTTAGAAGATTATGGTCGGTTTTATAATAACAATAATATGGTTGCTCAGGGAACCTTTGATTTAAATATTGGCGACCAAAAAACAAAATGTATGATCGTTGATCATTTATTTGCTCATTGTGCTTATGCGTATTTGACTTCACCTTATGAAAATGCAGCGGCAGTATGTATTGATACTATGGATGGTGTTGCTCATAATAATGCTATCTATTATTTTAATGATGACGGCAAAGCGTTCAGATTATGGCGTCGAGATAATCAATTTCAAGTGATGAATCTTTATAATGCATTTACAGATAGTATGGGGTATTATCCGGCAATAGAAAATTTAGATATACTACAAGGTCTATCCAAAAAATATAAAAAGGATTTTAAAGAATTAGATAGAATATGTTGGCCTAATGTTATTCAAATGGGAGATATTTTTCATGGAGATATGTGGGTTCATTTAAATCTATTTAATGAGAGACCCCATATTCCTGAAAAGAGAGAATATTATCCATCACTTGCCAACGAGGGCGATGTCGATGATGCATGGTTAAAAAAGACAGAAAAACCAAGCGCTGAAACAATTAAATGTGCGGCTAGTGTTCAATATGTAGTAGAGAATAGCGTCAAAAATTACATAGAAAAAATAGTGAAAACATACCCTAAATTGAACGTATGTGTAGGAGGTAAAGTAACGATGAACGAAGGTGCAATGAAGCATGTGAAAGGAGAGAATGTTTTTACTACACCTTCTCATAATGATGAGGAGCTGTCGGCTGGTGCAGCTCTTTTTGTAGCTGACCAGCTAACTAAAAACAAAAAGAAAGAAATTATAACAAACGAAAAGGGGAAAATAAAAGATCCTCTTTCTCATATAAAGGAGTTGTAAGATGGCAACAAAAGTAGATAAGATTTATGATGAAATTACAGAATTGTATGCAGAGTTTATGTTTAATCACGATAAGTATCGCGATAAGAAGGTAAAGGCAGCTGCATTGCGCGCCCGTAAAACTTTGGGTGATATTAAGAAGTTGGTTACTGAATATCGCAAGGCATCTGTAGAAGAAACTAGCTAAAATAAGTAATGTCTAGAGTCTTAATTATTGGTGATCGTTTAATTGATCATTATAAGTTTTATAAACGAGTAAGGCATGACCCGGCTACTGCTGATGTTCCTGTAATGAAGCTTATTAAAGAAGTTAAGGTCGATGGTGGAGCAGGAAATCTAGTAAGAAATCTTAAAGAACTTATTGATATAGAGGTGCTGTTTTTTCATCGAAGCACACCCTTAAAGATTAGATATTATATAGATAATAAGTTTATTTGGCGCGAAGATATAAATGATGAAATATTACGTAGTAAAGAGATAGTCGATGAATTTATTAACGAGATAAAAGATAATGATTACGTGGTTATCTCTGACTATCATAAAGGTACAATAAATTATAAAGATATAAAACGTATATTGAATAAATGTAATAAGACAAACACTACGTTTATAGATACAAACTATGTGGAACCAGAACATGAGAATGTAGATTGGTTAAAAATAAATTATGAAACAGCTAAAAAATATACCAGTGAGTTTCGTAATAATATAGCTCAAAAAGTATCAAAGAAAATAAACTCAAATGTTATAGTGACAAAGGGATCTGAAGGGTTCACCGCGTTTTTAAAAGATGGAGAACAAACTATACATTATACTAAAGATGAAAATAAAAATTTTGTTGATAGTATAGGGGCCGGCGATACTTTTTTAGCTGGATTTATTGCTGGTGTGATTTATAATAAAGATACTCTTTTGAGTTTGATATATGCAGACGTAGTAGCTCATTTAAGCACAACCCAGTTAGGAACTATAGATGCAGTTAATAAAGAAAAAGCTGAGGTTGAATATTTAAAGGCTCAAACGTCTGTTGACGAAGTAAGGGAAAAGAAATATGTCCATCGCACTTTTGATAATGTGTAAGGATGAGTTTAATAAAGTAAGAGGTATTATTAAAACTATTGAAAGTGTTTGTAAGGAAAAAATTGTTGTTATTACTGGAAATAAGAGAGTAAAAGAGAGTGGTGATTGTAAAATACTCTATTATCCATGGCATGATGATTATTCGGCCCCATTAAACGCCGGATTAAGGTTATGTGAATCGGATTGGGTCTTAAGACTGGACACCGACGAAGAAATAGACGAAATTAACCTTAAAAGAGTCCTCAAAGCGGTTGAATATAACGTTGATGTTTGGGCTTATGAAGTGAGCCAAAGAGGTTATTTACCCTCAAAAAGGGTCGAATTTGGGGTTAAATTGGTAGAGAAACACAAAGGTTACACTCATGCAGTAGATGATAGGTGTATAAGGTTGTTTAGAAATGACCCTAGGGTCTTTTTTGAGTTTAACACACATGAAACTATTTATAACTCTCTTAAAAGAGCGAGGTTAAGATATGTAAAGTCAAATATTGTTATTCATCACTGGGGTAAGCTGAATATGGAAGACAAAGCTCCTTATTATTATGAGTTGGCAAAGGATAGAGTCCGTAGATATCCAGAAGACATACAAAGTTATTATCATCTTGGCACCAGTGCTGAATTTAGCGGAAAAATAGAAGAATCGTATCAAGCTTTTTTGGCAGGATACAAAAAATATAGAAATGAATATTATCGTTTACCATTAGAACACTTAAAACAAAAAAGGAGAATCGCAAATGGCAGATTCAATTAGTTTGGAACAAATTCAGGAACAGCAGCAGCAGCTGACGCAGACCGTAAATAATCTTGTTGCTCGAAAGGCGCAGTTGGAAGATCAGTTGGAAAATACCAAGGTCACGCTAGCTTCTAACCAAGGCGCATTGCAGTATGCTGATGCTCTTATTCAGGGAGCTACTGAAGGTCAAGACGATGTAGGTGTCGCCAATGTATCAGAAGAGATTACGGCCGAGCCTGTAGAGGTTATGGAGGCGGAAGAAGTACAATTATAGGAGATATAAGCTAAGTAAAAGTATCTTTGAAGGATTGTAGTTATATTTATATATGAAGTTTTAGGTTATAATGTATGTGCTTTAAGAGACTTCACTGCAAGGGCATAAATATAATGTATATATCTTGCTTTTTTGTTTAACGAAGAAAATAAAAACTAAATAAAAATACTTTTCATTTAACTTATGGAGAAAATAAATGGCTGAGGTATTTGTATCTCCTGGTGTGTATACACAGGAAATTGATGATACTTTTAGTCCACCGCCTGGTGCTGCTGCAATTGGAGCTGCCTTAGTTGGGTATACGAAGAAGGGTCCAGCCTTTCTACCTACTACGGTCAATTCTTTTGGTCAGTTCAGAGATCGGTTTGGTGGATTAAATCCTGAATTTTATATGCCGTATGCGGCTAATTCTTATCTGAGAAATGCTTCTACACTGAACGTAACAAGAGTTCTGGGTAGAAGTACTGTTGCTGCTGGCACGGTTGGATTTCTTTCTTTCCCGAAGCTCAGCGGGTACTCAATCTCTGCCGTTTCTGGTGGTTGTACTGTCTTAGGTATAGTAAGAAAGAGAACATCCAGCACTGACCCTATTCTTTTAAGTGGATCGCCCACTAACTTTTCGTTATCGTCTGGTGGAACTATTGTTACAGGGCTTTCGATGGCTGAAGCGTCGGGTAATTACATTAAGAAAGTAATGGGAACAGATGTACAAAATTCTCATACAGGTGAATTATTAACCGATCTTTATGTAGATGCGGTGTTTGATTATGATGTGGGTAATGTTAATGGTACTGTAAGTGGTGGTTCTGCTGCAGCGGGTATTACAGAAGATCATGTTGTTATTACTGAAATTGGCGATGGATTTGACGATATTACAGGAGGATTCTCTCCTGCTAATTCCCCGTGGTTTGTTTCACAGAATGCTGGAGGTGCTGTTAATAACCTCTTTAGATTCTTTACTAGATCTGATGGTAATGTAGAGAATAACTCTGTTAAGATTCAAGTTTCTAATGTGCAGACTTCTTCCTCGGCTTTCCCAGAGTTTTCAATCGCTATTCGTAAAGCGGCTGACGATGACAGGCGGCCTGAGATTTTAGAGTCTTATGAAAACTTAAATCTAGATGTTAATTCTCAAAATTATATTGGAAGAGCTATCGGTGATCGTAGAGTTTCGTATGATCTAACTCAAGACCCGCCTGAATTGCTCTTTGATGGTGACTATCCTAATAAGTCTAAGTTGGTGAGAGTTGACATTAATACAGGCGGTTATCCAGATGATGCAAGGCCCGCGGGTTTCCGCGGCGTTGGATCTATTCTTGCACAAAGTGGTAATGATGCATCTGGTCCAACAGCTGGTCCTGGTAGTAGCAATACTCAAGGTTTGACTGCTACGGTAGCGTCTCTACCTACGGTGACTAACCAGAATAGAGATGGCGTTATTGATAAGTCAAAGGTCTTGGGTATTAACTTTGCATCTCAAGGTGTTAGTGATCGACTTAAAAAGACTGTAACATCTGCTTCTGGATCTACTACTGCTGATGCTGGTATGTTGTTTATTTCTACTACGGGTGAACTTTCTGGTTCAGGTAGTGTTACAAACTTTACGCTTGTTAATATGGTTGGTTCAAACTCAGGAAACTTTATTGGATCTACTACAAGACGTGCTCAAGGTCTTGAAGATAATGAAGCAGTGAAATTTGTGGCTCCTGTATTTGCGGGTTGGGATGGATATGATCCTCGCACCAATCTATTAGGCGCCTTAAATGATGGTACTGTTACAGGTGATTTTGATGTAGCTAAGAAGACATTAGCGAATCCTGAAGAAGTTGACTTTAATCTTATTGCTGTTCCGGGTGTTACTTCCTCGGCTGCAGGTAATCCTGTTGGTAAGTATATTGATATGGTTGAATCCAGGGCCGATGCATTCATGTTGGTAGATATTGCTAATGCTACCTCTACGGGATCTGGTTTAGGTCTGTCAGTCGCGAATGCTTTGGATCAAGGTAAGAAGTTTGATACAAGCTATGCAGCTACTTATTATCCTTGGATAAGAATTAGTGATCCGGATAATAATAGGCTGGTGTGGGTACCGCCTTCGGTGGAAGTCATAGGTGCATATGCATTTAATGATAGAGTCGGCCAACCTTGGTTTGCTCCGGCTGGCTTTAATCGTGGTGGTTTGGAAAGAGTGTTAGAAGTTAGAAGAAGATTAACACAGACGCAACGTGATACCTTGTATAATCAGCGTCCGGGCGTTAATCCAATTGCAACTTTCCCAGGCCAAGGTATTGTTATCTTTGGTCAGAAGACCCTACAAATTAAGCAGTCTGTATTGGATAGAGTGAATGTTCGTAGAATGATGTTGACGGTTAGAAAGACTGTTTCTAGAATGTCCCGAAACTTCGTCTTTGAACAGAATAATGCGGCTACAAGGAGCGCGTTGTTGAATATGGTAAATGGATATCTGGGTTCGGTACAATCGGCTAATGGTATTCGCGAATTTAGAGCGTCTATTGAAGAAGGTGCTGACTTAGTGGATAGGAATGTAATTAAGGGTAAGATTTTCTTGAAACCGACTTCGGTTGCTGAAATTATTATCTTTGACTTTACTCTGACTCCGCAAGGTGCATCGTTTAGTGAGTAGATAATTTATAGCGTGTGAGAGAAACAAAACTTCTCTCACACGCATATTTATTTTAGATTTAGAATTTAATTTTCTTAGTTTGGAGAATAAGAATGGCTGAAGTTAGACAAGTAAATCAAATGCTTGCAGATACTTTTGAACCAAAGAGGCAAAATAGATGGTTCTTTCAATTTGCTGAAGATGTAATTCCTCAATTTGTTGCTAAGACTTTCGCTCGACCTACTTTTAGTCAAGAATCTACTGTTATTGATTATATTAATAGTAAGAGATATCTTGCTGGGAAGTTTGAGTGGGGGACTGTTGCTATGACACTTCACGATCCGATTGCTCCTTCTTCGGCGCAGAAGGTAATGGAATGGGCTCGGTTAGCCCATGAAACGATTTCTGGCCGTGATGGATATGCAGCTTTCTATAAGAAAGATTTTTCTTTGAAGCTGATGGACCCTGTTGGTGTTACTGTTGAAGAATGGGACATCAAAGGCGCATTTATTACTGATGCTGATTTTGGTGGATTAGATTATTCAAGTGGTGAACCTATTGAAATTTCTCTTACAGTGCGGCCTGATGAATGCATTTTGAGATACTAATGTAGTGTAGTTTATTTTTTAGGTTTTTTTAATTAAGATTTAGTATCAAGTGTATTTAAAGGAGTTTTAATTTATGAGCGACAATAAGTCGGCTGCTGTTGAGTTTGAAGATGGGGCAGCCTTAGATGCTGGACATAGTAAAGAAGAAAAGGTTTCTACAGATATAAACCCGCAAGAAATTAATGAGAACCCTGAAGCTTATGCGCGCAAGATTGCATCGCAAAGGGCAGATCAATATGATCAGATGGCGGGTTTTTCTGTGCCGCGTGATTTTGTTATGATTCCCTCTAAAGGAAGAGTATACCCCGCTACTAGTCCTCTTCATAATCTAGAAGAATTAGAAGTAAGGCACTTAACTGCTGCTGATGAAGACATTATGACTTCAAGAGCTTTATTAAGAACTGGTAAAGCTATTGACACTATGTTAACAAATGTCATCTTGAATAAAAGTATTAAAGTTGATGATTTGGTTTCGGGCGACAAAAATGCTATTCTTACGTTTCTTAGAATTACAGGGTATGGACATGAATATCCAGTTGATCTTCAATGTCCAAGTTGTGCAGTAGATGTTAGTTATGATTTTGATTTAAGCCAATTAAAAATGAAATTTCTGGATGATGATCCTGTGCAACCAGGTGAAAATAGATTTGCTTTTGAAACACCTTCTGGAATAAAAATAGAATTTAAACTTTTAAATAGTGCTGAAGATGCTGCAATTACTGCCGAACAAGAAAAATTTAAGAAAGCTACAAACTCTCCATTAGAAAAGATTGTAACTACTAGATTAAAACACCAAATTATTTCTGTAGATGAACAAACCGATAAAACATATATAAATACGTTTGTTGACACAATGAGTGTGAGAGATTCAAGAGCATTTCGTAAATATCTTGATGATCTGGAACCAGACGTAATTATGAAACAAGATTTTACGTGTCCTAGGTGTGGCCACGGTGAGGAGGTGGATATACCGATCACGGTAAGTTTCTTTTGGCCTGACGACTGATCATAAAGAATATATTTTTGAAGAATGTTTTTATTGCGTTTATTATGGCCATTTAAGTTTTAATGAAGCTTATAATCTTCCAATTAGGTGGCGTAAATGGTGGTTAAAAAAGATTAATGAAATAAACGAAGAAGAACACAAAAGACAACAACAATCCGCTGTGATGCCACAACAAGTAAGACAGGCTGCAGTTCGAGCTAGAGATGTAGGACGTTAATATTTATCCCCTTATATATTTTTAATATAGGGGGATATTTATTTATGTAAAACTCTATATGGGGAACTAATATGAAAGTAGAGAAAAAATATATTTCTGAAGGTATATCACCACATGCAGTATTTGTAGATCCCTTTGCTGAAAAAGAAAGTGGATTTAATA